TCAGCGTCCACAAATTTGTCGCCGTCTAAAACGTGCCCGGCGACTGCGGTAACGTCTGTAACGTCCTGGTAGGCGTCAGGGATAGGCCCAACAGTTACTTTGCTCAGTACTTTGCCAGCGGTAGGGGTAATGTCCTGGCTGGCTTTGGTAGGTGTTACGGTCTTAGTCTCCAGCACCAGCTTTACTGTGCCGGCACCGCTGTGGTAGCCCTTGGGAATGGTGTAAGTAATGGTGGTAGCGTCCAGGGTCTTGTTCACAGCGCCGTTGTTTGCCATGGTGCCGGTGGTAACGGTGCCATCTGCCAGCACAATAACTTTACCGGTGAGCACATCACCTGCGCCGGCTGTCACGCTGGTAACGTCCTGGTAGGCGTCGGGAATAGAAGCCACGGTCACGTCCGACAGGCCGTAATACCCGCTGTCAGGGGTAACGTTCTGCTGTTTTTTGGTAGGTGTTACGGTTTTACTTTGCAGGCTGTAATTACCGCCGCCGGACACGCCGGAAACGGTGCCGCTGCCGTTGTGGTAACCTTTGGGGATGGTGTAAGTGTCACCTTCCTGTACGGTCACCGAAACGGCGCCCTGGTTTACAAGCCCTTCAATTGCCGCGGCCAACACCGACAGGTTGTCTGTGTTGTTCGCCATGCCAAGCTCTACCAGCTTGGCGCGGATCGTGTTTCTATCGGTTTGGATGCGGCTCAGTTCAGTTGCAATGCTCATAACTTTGTGTTCGCCTCCTCATTAAATGGTAGCTAAAATTATTTCGATATTGCCGACGGTCTCCTGCACTGCCGCAGCGGTAATGGGCAGGGTGTTGTCGCCTTCAAAGTCCTTTGCTGTGTCCACGCAAAGGGTTTTTTCATTTTCCAGCTTCAAACCGTGCCCGACCTCATAGGACGTCCCGCTGTTCGCTGCTTCCTCCAGGGCTTCCCGCAGGCCGGTAATTGCCTCGATTGGGTGCTGGTCTGCTGCGTCCCGGTTTTGAAGTTTGCTGTGATCGCTTTCGGCAGGCACAAGAACAGCGTCGGAAAAAGAGGCGTCCATTTTCGTTCCGCCTGTGTCGGTCAGCTTTACTGGCACCGCCATAGATGTGGTTGAAAACTTGACATCTATTCTCATGGCAAACACCCGTCTTTCAAGATGCGCTGCACGTCCTCTGTGATGATGTCACTTGCCATCGAGGCTCCGTTGCATTTCACCCGCAGCTGAATTTCCACGGGGAAATGGCAATCAAAGGCCAGGGTGTCGCTTTCCGAAAGAGTCAGGGATAGTGTGTTACCATCTGCCCTGCAATCGGTCAGCAGCTTTTCCATCACAAGGGTGGCGTCCTTGTCGTAGGGTGTTTTTTTCTGCGCGAAGGCGATACTTACATAGTTTATTTGGTCGCACGGGAACGGAAGGGTGAAG